GGCATGTCGGCCCCTATGCCAGCGTCGCGAGGCCGGCGAGGGCTTTGATGCCGCCGGTGATCTCCGCGAAGGTCGAGGCATTGTTGGCCGCGTTGCCCGCATCGTTGGCGGCGCCCTGCATCAGCTTGTAGGAGGCCGCCTGTTCGTTGTAGCCGGCTTCGGTAATCAAGCCCTGTTCGCCCGCCACGGCATGGGTGATCGCTCCCTGCCGCGCGCTGTCGGCCATGATATCGAGCGCCGAACCGCCCTCGGTGAATCCGGCGCTAGCAACGTCGGCCTCTTGCCCGCCACGCAACAGCGACGCCTCGCGGTCCATCTGGGTCTGCTTGATCCCGGTCGAGACCTCCGTGAACTTGGCGTTCTGGGTGGCGAGATCGGAGGCGAGGCCGTAGTTTTGGCCCTCGACAAAATCGCCCTGGGCCTTCGACTTGTCGCCGAACGAGGTGAAAAGGTCGGATGCCGCCCCGCTGAGATTGGAGAAGGTCGAAGCGCCGAGTTTGCCGCCCTGATCGAGGAAGCCGGTTGCCATCGCTATTGATCCTTCGTGGCAAGGTTGCCGCTGGCCGCCGCGACGATGGCGGGGAATGGCCTCGACACCCGCCAGCAGATCATGCCGTCGTAGCTGTCGCTGTCCCGAGGCGCGCCCTGCGCGATGCCGGAATAGGTGGTCAGCGCGGCGATATCGGTCTCGCCGTCGGGCTGTTTCAGCGGCACCGGATCGAGCTTGTCGAACGAGGTGCCGACCGAGATGCCGAGCGTGTTGACCAGCAGCAGGGCATAGCGGTGGATCCGGCGCAGCAGGCCGAGCGACGGCCCCATGCGGGAGCCGGAATCGGCCGGCAGGATCGGCCGCACCAATTGTCCGTCGCTGTTGTAGGTGAAGCCGACCACGATGGGCGGATTGGTCGCGACGAAATCGGCGGTGAACAGCCCGGCGCCGGGCCCGGAGGAAATGCTATCGCCATAGGGCACGGTCAGCGCGCCACCCGTCACCGTGAAATCGGTCCAGCCGGTTGTGCCCGGGCCGCGGTCGCCGCAATCGAGCCCGCCGGCAAAGACCTGCACCGTCTTGCCCTCAAGATGCGCCAGCCCGGTCAGGGTCAGCCCGCCATACGGCAGGGTAGGCAACGAGACATCGACCGGGATGGTGGATGCCGGCACGATTGCGTCGTCGAGGAACCATGCATCGGCCAGCGGCGATAGCTCATCCATCGCGTCGGTCAGGATTTCGACATGGCGGATTCCGGTCGCGGGATCGTTGGTGATCACGGTCAGGGCGTCGAGGTCGCCGCCGAGAGAAGGGCCGGCGCAGACGCTTTCGACCAGGCGGCCCGAGCCCAGCGTGCGCCGGAACCAGCCGTAATAGGTCGGCGGCTGTGTCGTGGTCAGGGTGTCGCGCTTGTAGGCCACGCCGAACAGGCCGCCAACAGCGTCCCGGCCCCAAATGACCGGCGTTGCGGCCGACACGTAGGCGACCTCGGCGATGCCGGCGGCCACGATATGCTCGGCCTTGTCGGCAAGGTTCGGCCCGGTGAACTTGCCGGAATAGGCGTCGGGGAACAGCTCGATCAGTTTCTTGCCATAGCGCTGCACCATGATGTTGGTGTGCTCGGTGCGCACCGGCTCGATATTGGCACCGCCGATCTTGGTGACGCGGCGCGCGCTGATGTTGTTCGGCGCGATCGGTCCGGTCTGCGGCGCCCGCACCAGCCATTCGCCGGCCTGGGTAATCATGATGATGCCAGCCTCTTCCGGCACCATGCCGATGATCGGGTTGGCGTCCTTGGCGTTCAGCGTGTAGGAAATCGCGTTGTTGGCCGCCACCGCGCCATTTTGATCGGTCGGCGCGAAGTTGACTGCGGATCCTGCGATGCCGTTCGACATGCTGGCGTCGAAGCGGTTCTTGACCACGCCGCCGAGCCACAACCGGCCGTCGTCATAGGTGCCGCAGGTCGGCCAGCCAGTGGTGTTCGAATAGACGCCGAGCCGCCATGTCGCGATCGGGTTGGTGTAGAGCAGTGGCGGTCCGAGGATTTCGACATTGACGCCCGAGCCGGTGCCGGTCCCGGTCGGGTTGAAGAACGACAGTTGTGCAATGATGTTGGTGAAATTGTAGTTGCTGACGAAGATGGTGCCGCCGATCTGCGCCACCGTGACCTGCTCGACCCAGATATATTTCCACGCCGTCAACTGGTCCGACGAAATGATGGTGGCGGCGGCATTGACATCGGTCAGCGCGCCGGACGATCCGAGCAGCGTGCCGTCTTCCCCATTGGCTGGTGCGCTGGCCTTGCCGTACAGATTGAAGATGATGCTGACGATTGCCATCCGCCCGGCGTCGGAACTACCCGTCGCAAAGCCAAAATCGTTCGACGGATAGACCGTGGCCTGCTGGATCACCTGATCGGATGCGCCCGCGTAATTCTTGCCGACGTAGGTTTTGAGGGTGAATTGCGCCGACGGCGGAATAAATAAGCCCGTGCCGGCGGTTTGCAGATTGGCCGAGGAGGCCATGGCTTGCGAGAAAACGCCGTTGAAAACCGCGTTGTTGCCGCCGCCCGATGTCATGTTGCCGATCGAGGCCGAGCCCGCTAGCGCCGGATTGATGATGTTCGGCAGCGAGGTGATCTTGCCCCACGTCCAGATCGCGGCACCCTGCGGCACGATCTGCCAGTTGGTCAGATCGGTGCCTGGAATCTTGCCGGTCGACGCGGCGAGCGCCTGCCAGTAGGTCACGGCGCCCGGGATGCCGGATGGATTATAGGAAACGACCACCGGCGAGGCGGCGCTCGAGGCCGCATAGGCGGTGGCGGCGACCCATGCAGGCGGCTCCGAAAACAGCCGCACCAGCCGGCCCACATCGGTGCCGAGAAAGCCCCTTCCATCGTTGACCGCGGCGCTGGCGGTCGTGGCGGCCCACCACGGCGCGCCGCCCGCCGGCGCGTTGCCGACGTTTTGATCCAGCAGCGAGACGTAATTGACCGTGGCCGCGGTGACGAACGCGCCGGCTGCATAGGCCTTGGCAGAATCATAGGCCGGGAACGACAGCGTCAGGCTGACAATGCCGGATTTGGCGCCGGGCGTCGCTTGCACGCCATTGGTGAACGGGTCGAGATAGGGGCCATCATTGAAGGTGACCGCACCGATGCTGAAGGTGGCATCGTGGTTCAGGGCGGGCGGCGATGTGACCACCAGCGCTTGCGGCGGGGTGGTGGGGCCGAGCAGGATTTCCGTGGTCTCGGCTTGCACGGCGCGAAGTCCAGCCCACGATCCGCCAGTGTAGATCGTGGTCAATTCCTGCACCCGCTCGACGATGGCCGCGACAGACACCGCGCCGAGGGTCGAGCCGTCGATCGGCGCGCCGGTGATGGCGTCGCGAATCGACAGATGCGTGGCGTCGATGCTGGTCATGATGAACTGGCGGTTCTGCAGCACGACAGCCCCGGTCGCGATCCCGCTGACCAGAAAATCGAGCATCACCGTGTCTTCGCTGTTCCAGCTATGCGGGACAGCGGTCTGCACGACTGCGGGACTGGCCGCCGAGATCGCAAGCACGGCCTTCGGATCGTTGGTCAGCAGCACCCGCGCGCCGGACCGGAAGCGGATTCGGCCGTCGGTGAGTTCGAGCGTGACGGCAGCGGCCTGCTCGAAATCGAACCGCATCACCCGGCCCGGCGCACCGCCCCGGGTGATACCGGCGTATTGTGTACCGGGGCAGCGCATCCACGGCCCGATTTCACCCGGGAAGGCATTGAGGCAGACATTCAGCGAATTGCGGTAGTCCGGCTTGTCGAACCGGCCCTGCGCGAATTGCGAGATTTCGCCGCCGAGGAAGTGGGGGACCGCGAAGGTGGCATTCGCCATGAGGCTAATACCTCACGGTCACGTAATCGTCGTCCGGCGGATCGTCGTAACCCATCTCGATCGCGTTGACGGTCGCGGCATCGTTGCGGAAAACGCTGTAGGCTTTCTCGATGTTGGCGAGTTGCGAGGCTGATTGCGTCAGCGTGTCGCACACCGCGATTGCGACGCGGTAGCCGAGCGTGACGCAGAGCAGGTCATCCATCCGCCTCACATCGGTGAGGTCGGCGACAAAGCGCAGCGGGATCGGGCCCGAATCGCCGGTGATCAGATAATCGCCCTGCAGGCTCCAGTCGCTATAGACGTTGCCCGAGGGACCGCCGAGCCATGTCGTGGTCGCCTTGGGGTTTTGCGGGGCGAGCCGCAGGAAGCCGTTGGGCAGCCGATAGACGTTGCGGGTCGAGGCTTGCGACGACGGGCCGGTGCCCGGCGAATAGGCCACACCGAGCGAGGTGAGCGCGACACCGGAGGGGAATTCGACGCCGCCGATCTGCAGCCATTTGTTGGATCCGGTGCCGCCGGTGAAAACCGCGGTCCACGCCACCAGCACGCCGGTGTTGGTCCAGTTCACGCCGGCAACGTCGAGCGTCGGGTCGTTGCCGACATTGCCCGAGCCGACCGAGACGTACTTGACGCCGTCGGAGCCAGCCACCGCGTTGCCGGTGGTGTAGGTCGTGGCGACGTTCCATGCCGTCGGTGCTGCCGACGGGGTGTTGCCGGTGTTGAAGTCGATCAGGCCCATGTAGGCGACGCTGGAAAACGTCACGACCTGATTCTTGGTGTAGACCGCGGTCGCATCGTAGGCGGATGCGACCGCCGGATCGTCGCTGTTGCCGTCCTGCAGCGACAGGTACGTGCGATAGGTGCCATCGCCCGGGGTCTTGTAGACCAGTTCGCCCGCGTGATAGCTGGTCGCGGTGGCGTACAGCGACACGGTGAGCGGCCCGAAATAGGGCTCCCATGTCAGCGAGGCCAGCGGGTCGTTTTTGAGATTGTTCGGGGTGTTGGAAATCCAGAGATTGTTGTTCTGGTCCGACACGATGGAGTTGGCAAAATAGGTCGAGATCGGCGACCACAACGCCGGGGTCAGCAGGCGGGTGTTGGCGTCGATCGCGCGCAGCATCGCCATCTTAACCGCGCAGCGCCATGTGTTGCGTTGCAGTTCGGCGCGGCGCAGCTTGCCATAGGCGAAGCTGGTTTCGCGGGCGCCCCTGGTCGGTTCGGTGAAGCCCTTGACCGGATCAATGCGCGC